TTTTCCAGTACTTAATTGCATCAACCATGCGGTCGATGCCGGACAAGTCGCTCACGATCATCGGTGGATCGTCGTGAGCGGAATCCGCGCGTAATGCTTCCTTTCTTTTCTTCTCCCATGTCAGAGCAAAGCATGACAGAATACTGTCTCTCTGCATGGTTTTTTTCGGCTGGAGCATCTTGTAAATCTTCCTTCCTGGAAGACGCTCCCCGGGCTCGACCTCAACGGTTTTCCTTTGTTCAGTTAGCCTCTTTTTTTCGGCAGCCAACCCTGACCATAGTCTCTCGTCCCGTGCCCTATTGACCTCTCGTGTCAATACCGCAGCCTCTTCCTCGCGCGAAAGATAGTAACCTTCGGGCAAAGGTACTACAGGGAAGAGGTTGGTGAGCTCTGGCACCCGCGAAGAGGGCTGGGCGACGACGGCATGTTTCAGTCTTGAGGATGAGAGAATCTGGTTGACCAGAAGGCCAGGAAGGCGGTGCGCTGTTTTTATTTTCTGTCGAGCCAGTCTCGACGCGTTGGCCAGCACCACCATCCTGAAACCCCTCGGTGTAACTGAGGCTTCTCTCGCGAATCCCAAGACGTCACTAACGTCTTCGCCCATCCATAGGGCGCTCACATTTGTTTTCTTTTCCTCAACGCAGTTCTTGAATACAGTGGAATTGATTTCTCCATATTCAGGGCTGACCATCGTCTTTTCCTTGTTGACGACGAGACCTACTTTCGAACCTTCGGTCTCAATCGCCTCGACTAGGCCTCCACTACTGACGTCTCGGGTGAGTAAATCATCGCCATTAATCAAACAGCGATGACCGGTCCATTCCTTGAACCGGATTTTACCCATTTCCAAGAGGCGGGTAAGCGCCAGGTCGACAACGGTCTTGTTTACGAGGCAGAGCAGTGGGAAGCTCATAAGACTTCCCATCGGCTGTCCGCTCTCGGCAATTGACCCATCGAGGCTTAGATGTCCAAGCGTATCCAAGCAGGCCACTTCGTCGTCACTCATACCCACACTCTTTTGTTTTAGAACGTCCAGCATGGCCCGAACGTACTCCAGCTTAATATTGTCAGTAGCTGATGAGTAGTCGAAACTGAGCCAATCAGGCCCAGCTGTACCATCCCGGATCCGTTCTAGCCTCTCACAGGTTGGGCTACCTACAAGAAGCCATCCCTTCCGTTTTAAGACGGAATAGAGTCGATCGTGAAGCGGCTTAAGGACCTCCGAATTGAAACTCGAGTACAGAGTAACAATACGAGGCTTGCCAGACGAGTGCACCAACTTCACACTCGGCTCCGCATCAAACTCCTGGCGGTTCCAGTTACCGCCCTTCCGTCTTGAAAAGGAATTCGTCGCGTGTCCGTTCGGGACAAAACAAACCCGCTCCTTCCCTTTGTCCCAACCCTGGGGAACATTCCTGGCGAATGCTTCCTTAAACTTGATAAGATGTTGCTGGTCAACATCTTGAGGTCGGCGCCTAGCCTTTTTCCAATCCTCCAACAGCTCATCCTGCAGTCCTTCGCAGTACGAACACGGTTGACCCTCAGCTTTTGCTGAGGTCTTGATGGAGAGTTCTTGAGCAACGGTAAGCTCTTGAACGAACATTGACCGGACCCTACTGCGGAGGCTACCGCAAGTAAAGCCATTTGTTGGAGGTAGCGGATGAACCGCCTTTAGCTGTTGATCAGTCCGAAGGAGTTTCACAATAGCTCGCGCCTTCCTCCTCAGCTCTTTCGACCGGGCGCATTCGGTCGAAGCCGGGATCTCAGGGACCCCACTGGGCAGGTCCCCCCATTCCTCCCCGCGAAGCCTTTCGGCTACAGTGCAGAGGAGGCCCCACGGGTCGTAAGAAACTCGCTTGTCGTACAAACGGTCCCTAAAGTGATGAGCCCCCCGATAGGGGAAATCAACGTAGGTTCCGTATTCGACTCGCTGTCTCACGACCGAGATCTCTTTCCCTTTGTTTTTCCATTTGAACATTTTTC